GTTCTGCTTCGCCGTGTTTGCGGCTGATGCGGCGTTGTTCGCAACCGTGGTCGCAGCGTCCGCGTTCTGCTTCGCCGTATTTGCGGCTGATGCGGCGGTGTTGGCGGCATCTGCCGCGTCGTTCGCGTTCTTCGCTGCGCTGTTGGCTGTGCTCGCAGCCGTGTTGGCCTTGCCAGCAGCGGTGTTCGCCCCACTCGCCGCACTGTTTGCGTTCTTTACCGCCGTCTCTCCACGGTCGATGAGGTCTTGAACGGCATCGTCCCAGTTCTGCGCGGGCTGCTGGCCGTCAAGCGCGCTGCGCAGGATTTCGATAGCGAAGCGCTCCGTTGAGTAGGTCGCACCGTTCTTTGTGATCGTGAAATATGCTTCGTCGGTGTAGCCTGACACGCTGCATAGCTTCGATTCGTCAACCGTGATCGTGGCGGCGTTTCCGCTCACCGAGCACTGGCCGCGATAGTAGTTCCGCTTGTTCGGCAGCAGCACGACAAGCCATGCCGTAGCTCCGGAAAGCGAGAACTCAGCGCCGTTGTCGTAGATAAGCGCCTTGATTGTGGTTCCGCCATCGTCGCCCTGACCAACCTTGATGCAGGTTCCCGCGCCCTCCTTCGAGATATCGAGTTCAAGCGTCCGTGTGTTGCTCATCACTCGCCGCCTTCCTCGCCGGTTCCGTAAGCGAGCGCGCGGAGGGCTTCGAGCGCTTCGGCGAAGCTCATAGCAGATCGCGCCTTGCTAGACACGGGCTGCACGTCAGCGCTCGCGGCGACGGCTGGCACGCTCGCGGCCAGAGCGTCGAACACATCGACAACAGCCTTCATGCGGTCATCGACGTACAAGGGCTGAACGAGCGTGAAGGGCTGATCGTCGTTGATTGGCTCCTTCACGTCTTCCGGCTGCACGACGGTTCGGTTTCCGTCTTCGTCAACTGCAATGAAAATCATTCCGTTGCTCGCGGCGCGGTTGATAAGCTCTTCGTCGTATTCGGTCACCATCGCTTCGCAGTTGCCTATCGGGTCGTGCAGCATGTGATAAAGGGTCTTGCTCATCGTTCCTCCTAGTCGAAGTTGCATACCGTGCAGAAGCCGTCTACAAAGTCGATGCTTCGCGTTGCGTTCCACCATGTAATCGTGCCGTCGCCGTCATCCTGAATCTTGCTGATGTAATGCAGCGTGCATTCTTTCGTGATCGCATGCGTTGTCGTGGTGCTCTCGCTGCTAGATGCAGCGGCGGAAATAAGCGGCGTGGTGATTCGTATATGCTGGTTTCCCGTCAACTGAAGACCGGTCGTTAGCTGCCCGGTGCTAACGTTTCGCATGTGCGCTGAGAAGTCGATAGTCCCGATCTGTGTTCCGTCTTCGTAGCCTGTAATCTCGCCACTGGCAAGACGGATGAGGTTTGAAGCAGAACCGCATTCGAACGTACCGTTAGCGTCGATATTGTTTGCCGTCATGTAGTTTGTCGTAAGCGAACCGGTGTTGAGGTTCCACGTGCTTCGACCGTATCTGTCGCTGATGATGCCCGTTTCAATGTAGGTGGCATTGATATAGACTTTGCCCCCGCTGAGATAGATTCCCTGCGTAGCGCCGTTGTTCGTCAAGCGATTGAAAACATCGCGCTGCGTGAGTGAATCGTCTAGCGCATCGACCTTGTCTTGCGCCTGTTTCTGCTCAATCATGTTGCTTGCTTGGCGCGCCGCAGAGTTGTACGTCTTGATGCTGGCGGCATAGTCGCTGTAAGCAATTTCGTAGAGCTGCATAGCGTCGTAAAGCTCTTCTGCGGTCGTGGTGTCAAGAACGTTCTGAATCCTCAGAAGCAACTTCCCGTGAGTTCCGTTAGCACTGAACACCGCTTCGTATTGCGTCCGAAGAACAGCCTTGAACTGCGCATCGAGATACGAACTGTTGTATAGGCTGTTGTACTCGCTTTCGAGGTCTTCGCTCTCCTTTTCCACGGTTTGCAGAATCTTAGATACCGCCGCGTGCTCTGCTTCCGTTATGATTCCGTCTTCGGCTATGCCGTCCATCGTCTTATCGAGTTCGTCAAGACCGCTGAAAAGGTCTTCAACGCTCGTGTCGCCAAGTTTCGCGCCAGCGGAAAGCGAGAACTCGCCGCTGGTCAAGTCCCAGAAGTTGTTTCCCTTCTCGTCGGTCAGCAGACCGGCGCGCACGCGGTCAGCCTTCATGGTTCCAGCGTTGATAACGTCGGCAGTAACCATGCCGCCAGTGAAGAACGTTCGCCAATCCCATTGACCGTCTGACGTAAGGCCAGCAGCCAACCGCTGACCGCGACCGTTGACGTTGATAGCCCACATGTCGGCGGTCGCCTTGACCGGCAAACCCGTTTCGGGGTTCAGCGGTACGTTGCTCCAAATCTCGCCCAGCTCGAACGTCTCGACATGGTAGGTTCCAACCGCGTTGAACTGAGCGTTGAGCGCTTGCTGAAGCTGAATCAGCCACGATACCGACGTGCCAGCAGCAGCGTCGTAGAGCGCGTTTTGCTGGCTGTTGCTCTTCAGGGCGCTGTTGACGCTCTGCCACATGTCGGCCATCGTGTCCGTAAGCGTGCCGAACGTCACGGTCGCGTCGCCGGTGAGCAAGTCGCGCTCAATCTGAGACACGCGGCCATGAAGGCGCACGCCCTCGGCAGAAAAGCCCTTGTCGATGATCGCAACGTCATCGCCCACGCCCACGCCCTCCCATGAGCGCCCGAATGCGTAAAGGTCGATAACCGAAGCGGTGTAGGTTACTTTCGGCTCCTTCACTTGCTCTAGGTAGTCTTTCGTTTCCTGCAAGAGCTGCGCCGCGTCCTCGCACTGCTCGTTGACGTATGACGCGACGGCGGGCAGAATGCCGCCCTCGCCGTCAGGGTGTCCCCAAACGGTAGTAGCTTCGGCGTCCTCCACGTAATCTTTGCCGTTGTTAATGTCGCCGAAAGTGAGTCGGCGACCGTAACCGCCGCTCTCCGTCTCAACGCCCTTGCCGTATCCGTAGACGCGCGTTTTCGGGTTGTCGCTCGCAACGGAGCGCTTGACGGAAACGAGGTCTTTAGTCCACGTGAACCGCTTAGCGCTGCTCTGGTTTCCGCGCTTGGCGCGCACGCCCACGCGGCGGCTAACGATGCTCGCGCCGTCGTGGACGATAAGCGTTTCAAGCTCGCCGCCCCACGTCTCGATGATTCCGGCCAATCCCTCACGCACGCTCTCATGGTAGAAGGTGCGCGAAGCGCTGCCGCCCTGATCGCACGTGCCAACCTCCCAGCGCGTGTCTGCGAGGATTGACGCGAGGGCTACCGCAACGCTGCCGGAAGGCCGCTTATCGTCCAGCCAGTCATCCCACGTCTCGTTCACCGAGTTGATGCAGACGGCTTGCGTCTCAGGCGCGCCGTCATCGTCGTGTACCCTGTCGATGGTGTCAACGATGTGTTCGTGACACGTGCCCTGAAGGTCAATCCAAACTATGCGGTCGCCCTTCACGAGGTCTTCGGCGCACGTGATGCCCAGCTCGTCGGTTCCGTCCAGCGCGTCGGTGTGCGTTGCGGCGCTCACCGTGAGCCGCCCCAGATTGTCGCCCCAACGGCTGAAACGGGTGAAGCCTATGCGTCTAATTAAAGCCATCGTTCCACCCACTCTAGTACCGCCGTGCCGCTGGTGATGTTCAGGTGGCACCGCCCGTTGATTTCGAAGTAATCCGAATCAATCGTTACCGGCGCGGTCTGGTTGTTAACCGTCGCGTGCTCGGTCGCCATGTCAAGCCTGATGGTGCTTGAAGACGTGAGCGCGGTGTTGATAGCCACGAACTCGCCGGTATCGACGTTCGTAATCCGCCACGCGCTGCCAGCGGAGGGCTTCGCCGTGACCTTCAGGTAAGCGGGGCGGTTGCCGCCAGCGTTTACGTAGACGTTGCCCGCCGAAACCTCCATGCGGCGCTTCTGCCCGTAATAGTCGGGGTCGCCGACATGGAAAGTCACGGTGGTTGTCGGGCAATCGTCCGTGATCTCGTCTAGGTCGGTGCTGCCGCTCACGATTGCGAGCAGGTAGCGCGTCGGGTCATCGGGAAGGTAGAGCGGCGCGGGTTCTTCAGTCCAGAGAGCCGCCGCGAGCTTGTGCCGCATCTCCGCGACCTCGCGGCGGTCTTCAGTCCTAAGCCAAATCTCAACGGGGAGGTCGTAGCCGCCACGGTAGGCGCTCTTGAAAACCTCGCCGTGCCGCCCCGGCACGCTCTCGAACGTCGCGTTGACGGTCGCCATGATGGGGCGGCGCACCTTGCAGTAAACCAGCTTCGATAGGTCGGTGCCGTTGAAGATGATTCGGTCGTGCTGGTTCCTAGTCCGTCTAAGTTGCAACTGGCACCCCCCTTTGCTTCAGCTTGCTTGCGATGCCAGCGCCGATCTGCTGGCCTGTCTCGTATGCGTCCACTCCGTCAGCGACCGTGGCGTAAACCGTCACGGCGCGTCGGCGAACCGCGAGAAGGCGCGGTTTACCGATGTTTCGATGAAGCCTTGCAACTGCTTCTCAGGCGCGATGAACTCGCCGCCAGCTTCGCCAACGCCGACGATTGAAGGCTCATCGAAGTAGCCGCCGCGCGCGTACCAACTGATGCTCACGCTCGGTAGCGAAATCGGGCCAAACTCGTTCCAGCTGACGTTGAAGTGCGGAAGCTTTGGCTTCGGAATGCTTATCTTGATTCCGCCGAAGGCGTTCATGATCTTCTGCGGAATGCTCGAAATCGCGTTCCATGCGCTTTCGATAGGGTTCTCTATGAAGCCCCGAATGCTGTTGAACACGCCCTGCACCTTCGAGCCAAGGCCGGGGAATCCCAGCTTGTCGCCGATGCGGTCGGCGATGCTAACCGCCGTGCTCTCGGCAGCGTCAAGCTTCGAGCCGATGTTGTCTTTAATCGCGTTGAAGGCGTTTGCCGCTTGGCTCTTCGCAGTCTCCCAGTCGCCGTTCATTGCGGCTTGCAGAGCGCCAGCCGCTGAGCTGCCAACGGTCTTCGCGGTGTTCATGTCGTTCTGCACCGTGGAAGCGATTTGCCCAAAGGCCGAATCGGTGTTGCCGGTTAGGTTGTTCCACCAGTTAGACACGGTATCGACCGCGCCTTGTGCGAGGTTCCCGACGTTGGTTTTAAGATCATTCCAAGCGTTCGAAGCGCCGGTTTTGATGTTCTCCCAAGTGTCGGAAGCGCCTTGCTTCAACTGCTCCCACTTCTCGCCAACGCCGGTGCAGAAATCCGAAACGCCGGTGCTGACCTGCTCCCAGATTCCGCCCCAGAACTCAGGCACGCCAGCGAAGAAATCCTGCACGGCTTGCCACTTCTCCGAAATCCAGCCGGTGAAGTCAGACCACATCTGCTTACCGGCCTCGGTCTGCGTGAAGAACCACGTAAGGCCAGCGACGGCGGCGGACACGGCGGCAACGCCAAGGCCGATAGGATGCGCGGCGATAAGCCCGGTAAATCCCGTCCAGCCGCTAGAGAGCGTGCCGGTGAGCATGCTTCCAAGACCGCCCGCCTTGGTGACGATGTTAGAGAAGCCGGTTCCGATCTTGCTTAGAAAGCCCGTATCGCCCATGAGCTTCTTAGCGCCGCCCCAAAGCTCGCCAGCGGTCTTGAAGGCGCTTCCCACGCCCTCTGCGGCCTCCATCGTCTTACCAATGGCGGTTGTCACGCCGCCGAAGGCGACGGCTCCTAGAGCGAGGTTGTTAACAAGCGTCTGCTGCTCTGGCGACAGGTTCTTGTACCAGCCCGTGACGGCTTCGAGCGCGGGCGCGAGCGTGTTAAGAAGGCTCGTGCCGATCTCGGTAACGGCGGTCTTGACGGGCAAGGCCGCTTCGCCGAGTTCCTGCATGCTCTGGTTCATCTCGTTCTGCGCGTCGCGCGAAGCGAGAAGGTCTTTGTTCGTCTCTTGGTACTGCCGCCCCGCGTCCGCGTAAAGCCCGGTAAGCGTCTCGGTGATGAGCTGCGAACGCTCCTGCTCGCTGCCGCACGCCGCGAGCGCGGCGTTGAACGCGTCTTCCTTCGTCTGGCCTTCTGCGACCGCCTGATTGAAGGCAGCCTGCGCCGAAGAGTGCCCGGAAAGCGCGGCGCTCCATTGCTCGGCGGATGCCGTAGACCAGTTGAGCGCGTCGGCAAGACCGCCCGTGACCGTGCCGGTGTGCGCCGTCTCCTGCGCGGCTTCCGCGAGGTTTTCAAGTGGCAGAGCGTCGCCGAACGTGGCGTAAGCGCCAGCCGCAATATTCGTCCACTGCTGCAATTCCTGCTCGTTGGTGGTCAGGCGCGCGAGGTTCTGCGAAGCCTCGGTTGCCGTGTCGCTCTGCCCAAGGATGCGGTAGAACATGGCGTAGGTTGACGAAGCCTGCTCGGCTGTTCCGCCAGCGCTCACCCACGCGGTTTCGAGCTGGCCGCTCTGCTGTATGGCTTCCTCTTGGCTCGCCGCAAGCCCGGTCAGCGCCGTTGCCGCGCCGACAACCCCGCCGGATATGGCGGTGCCCGCGCTCGAAACCTTGGAACCGGCGCTAGATATGCTGTCGGCGTTGTCCTCGATAGCCTGACCGAGCTTGCCAATGGCCGTCTTTGAGCCTTCGGCCTGACGCGCGGTGTCCGCAAGCTCGGTGCCGTAGCTGTCAAGCTGGCGCTCGCACCTCACTATCGCGAGCTTAAGGCTGTCGTACTGCGCTTCTTCCTGAGCCGTGAGCTTAGCGCCGCTCTGCTTCTTGCTTTCAAGTTGCTGAAGAGCCTG